GACCGAGGGGAATTATATCGATTATAACCAGATCGAGGAAGATAACGATGATTGGATTGCCAAGTTTCAAATACAGGAAATTGTCTTTGATCAATATGGCAGCGCGCAAATAGCCTCGAATATCGAGGAGAAGGGACAGCCAACAACCATCTTGCCCTATACCAGCAAAAATATTACACCGGCAGCCCTTGAGCTTGATGGTATGATTCAGTCGGGACTCTGCCGACACAATGGCGATCCGGTCCAGAAATGGATGGCCTCTAACTGTGTAGTTGACCGGCGGGTTGACGGCTCGATTTTGCCGAAGAAAGAAAATAAGGATAGCCCGAATAAAATTGATGGGATTGCCGCTTTGCTCTTAGCCTGGTCGCGAATGATCGTGGCAGAGAAAAAGGAAATCACTCAAGGATTTGTGAGGATTGATGTTTAAAACAATAAGAAAATATCTGGGAAAGATAGGCACTAAAATCATGGCCCTGGCTGGACAGGAATATGTCGGCATGTCGGTCAAGGAGTGGTTCGCCCTGGGGAGTGCGGGCACGATGACAGATGCCGGGATATTCGTTGATCCCGAGGCTGCAAAAAAGACAAGCGCAGTTTTCGCTTGTATGCGGATTCTCGGAGGTACAGCAGGAAGTCTTCCCTGTCAGGTTTTCAAGCGTCAATCTGATGGTGGACGGGAGCTTGATATGAGCATGCCGCTCTATAACAAATTGCACAGAGAACCTAATCCGCTGATGAGCGCTTTCACCTATTGGCAGACTGTGGTTCAGCATATTCATTTTTATGGTAATAGTTATACTCGGCTTTTGCGCAAGGCAAGCGGCGAAGTTGAATATTTACTGCTGCTTGATCCGCGCTCAGTGGTGCCAGTAAAAAACAGTACTCGATGGAGATATGAAATCACTATGGAGGATAATTCCAAAAAGACAGTTGACCAGGATGATATTCTGGATTTTCCCAATGTCTTTTTCGACCTTAGAACAGGCAGGGCAACCTCCACGATTACTGCGGGTGCGCAGTCAATCGGCCTGACCCTGGCAACCGAGGCGCACAGTACCCGGTTTTTCGGCAATGGGGCAGTGCCGAGTATGGTGGTAAAATATCCCAGTAAAGTAAATCCTGATTTGAAAGATGAGATTGTAAAATATATTAAAGAAAAATCGGGCGGAAAGAGTGTCCATAGCCCACTTATTTTGAGCGAGGGGGCGGAAGTTAGCACCCTGACAATGAAGGCCGAGGATGCGCAGCTACTCCAGAGCCGGGTTTTTCAGGTCGAGGATATAGCCCGATGGTTCGGCCTGCCGCCATGGATGATCGGCTCCACTGAGAAAACGACCTCCTGGGGCAGTGGTGTTGAGCAGATGGGAATCGCTTTTGTAGTTTTCGCCCTGCGTTCCCTGCTCTGTATGATCGAGCAGGAATTGAACAGAAAGCTATTTCGAGATGAAAAACATTTTGCCGAGTTTAATGTCTCCGGCCTGCTGCGCGGTGATATTAAAACGCGCTTCAGCTCTTATCGAATAGCCCTGGGCGGCAACCAGTTGCCCGGATTTATGACCCCGGATGAGGTTCGCAAACTTGAAAATCTGGAGCCACGGGGACAGAATGAGCTTTATCAACCGTCCCCGGCATCTCCGGAAACTAACATAGGGAGTGAAGAAAATGAACAACCTGCTGAAATTGTTAAAAAATAACCAGGACCGGGGCGTGAGGGCTGAGGTAAAGGTTGAGGACAAAGAGGCCACAATCTGGATTTATGATTTGATCGGTTATGATTTTTGGACTGACGGCGGGATAGTGGCCGCGGATTTTGTAAAAGAGATTGCGGAACTCAAGGTCGATACCATCCACCTGCGGATCAATTCCCCGGGCGGGGATGTGTTTGATGCGCGGGCAATGAAAACAGCCCTTGATCAGCACCCGGCAAATGTGATTGCCCACATTGACGGTTATGCCGCAAGTGCGGCCTCTGTTGTTGCTCTGGCCGGTGATGAGATCGAGATCGCAGAGGGTGGATTTTTTATGATCCACAAAGCCTGGGGACTGGCTATTGGCAACAGCGAGGACATGATTGATATGGCGAAGATGCTTGAGAAGGTGGACGGCAGCTTGGTTACTGATTATCAGAAAAAAAGCGGGCAGAAGCAGGATCAGATCGAGGAATGGATGAGAGCCGAGACCTGGTTCACTGCCGCCGAGGCTCTTGAGGCCGGATTCGTTGACCGGATTTACAAGGGTGAGAAGGTGGAAAACAGGTTTGATTTGTCCGCTTTCGATAATGCGCCTGAGGCGCTGAAAGCGGAACAGGAAAAATTTACCGGAGAGATCGAGATATATCTATCTGATACTCCGGAGCTTGAAGGGATTAAAATAACAAAGGATAAAATAACAGCGGGAGAGATAACAATCTCCGGCACTACAACTTTTACAGAAACAGAGGAGGGAGGCGATGAGAACCTGAGCGAGGCTGCCCGCGAGAAGCGGGAGCGGAGGCTTGCGCTTATTAAGCGCGGGATTTGATTTAAAAATATAAACGGCACGCTCCGGGACTGATCCTCTCGGAACGCCTTTTAAAGGAACATTGACGGCTGGTAGGAGCCTACCCTCTTATCAGCCGTTTTTGTTTGCCACCAATTGAAAGGAGTAAGGAAATGAAGTCTATTCAGGAGTTGCGCGAGGAGCGCGCGGCAAAAGCGAAAGAGATTCAAGCCTTTCACGATGATGAAAAAAACTGGACGCCCGAGAAAGAGGCTGAGAGTCAGAAAACCTATGATGGGCTTTTGGCTGAATACGATCAGGCGACCAGGGCAATCGAGCGGGCGGAAAAGACACTCAAGATTACCGATGATCAGTCGGCACCGGCCTATACCGATCAGGATATTCAGGTGGGCGCAGACCGGGAAGCTGAACGCCCTTTCAGTTGTTTGGGCGAACAGCTCAAGGCGATTCATCTGGCAGGACCCCAGGGCTCGCGCTCTCCCAATGTCGATAAACGCCTGTTAGCGATCAATGAAAAGATTATCAAAGCAGCGGCCGGAACGGGCAGTCAGGAGGAATATCCTGAGGAGGGCGGATTTTTTGTTCAGCAGGATATTGCAACCGATCTTACCAGTCTTGCGCCCGATGATGGAAACAACGTGCTGCTCTCCCGCTGTGAAAAGGCCACTATCAGCTCTGCGGCCAACAGCTTAAAAATCAACGGCCTGGATGAATCAAGCCGGGTTGATGGTTCGCGCTATGGCGGCGTTCGGGTTTATACTGCTGCCGAACTTGAGCAGATGACCGAAACGCGGCCCAAGTTCAAGAAAATTGAACTGAAGCTCGATAAGCTGACCGGCCTGTATTACTGCTCCGATGAGGAGCTTGAGGACGTGGCCTGGCTGGAAAGTTCTGTGGCTAGCCTGTTCAAAAAGGAATTCAGTTTCAAAGTGCAGGATCTGATTTACGAGGGGTCGGGTGCCGGGGAGCCGCAAGGCATTCTCAATGCCGATTGCACGGTTTCTGTGGCAAAGGAGACGAGTCAGGATGCGAAAACTGTTCTGACTGAGAATATCAGCAAAATGTGGTCGCGGATGCCTGCTAACCTGCGCGGTGAATCAATCTGGATTATCAACCAGGATGTGGAGCCTGCTCTCGATACAATGAATCTCAGCGCGGGAACAGCTGGAGTACTCACGTATCTGCCGCCTGGAGGAATTGCAGATGCACCTTATGGCAGACTTAAAGGCCGTCCGGTGATTCCGATTGAACAATGCGAGACCCTGGGAACAACTGGCGACATCATGCTGGTGGCGATGTCGGCTTATATTTTCGCCACGAAAGGTACAATTCAGGCCGCTTCGAGCATTCACCTGAAATTCGACTACAACCAGACGGCTTTCCGCTGGACTTATCGCGTGGACGGTCAGCCGAGATTTCAGGACAAGCTCACCCCGTTTAAGGGCACTGGAACCCTGTCTCCCTTTGTGAAACTCGCGACCCGCTCGTGAGAGGAATGTGGCGGATGATTGATTTTGTAACCTGCGAATTGAAAGGAGTTTAACCAATGCAAGCTATAAATGCTAAAATCAAAGTCGTTAAAGCCCTGGGAGATATGCCGAGCGATGCCTCTGCCGGTGCACTGACAGGGGATATTATCAGCATGAAAAACTGGGGTCATTGCGATATTCTGATCCGTACCGGTTCTACCTTTGATGCAGATGCCGCTGTTACCCTGCACAAAGGCAGCTCGGTTTCCAGCGCCGCGACATCACTGGAATTTACCCGCTATTACCAGCAGGGTAAGAAGCTGTATATCAAGGATGCCACGGGTCAGTTCACCGTGGGCGAAACTGTCACCGGCGGTTCAAGCTCGACAACCGGAAAGGTCTATAAGGATTGCGGCAGCTATCTAATCCTTTATGATTGCCTGGTTTCTACTCCGGCCTTTACTAAGAATGAGGAGATTTCAGGCGGAACGTCCGGCTATACGGCCACTGTTGACGCTACACAATCGGGCGGCTCCAGTTATGGCGATGACGAATGCGATCTGCTGGTTCCACGCACGGCTTCGAGCAATACTTTTAATCTTCTCGGAAGTACTGAGGTCGAGTGTATTTATGTGATTCCGGTCTCTGCAGCCATGCTCGGCGACGGTTATGACTGCCTGGAGCTGAATATCGCAAATTCCGGCGGCGGCTCAAATGCTTATGCCGATGCTTTTTATATCCTGAGCGAACCGCGATATATGGATAAAGTCGGCGGGCCGAGTGCGATTATCGACTGACAATTAATCCTTTGCTGAGGCCGCCGGTTGGCGGCTTCAGTGCCTTTTCAGGTAAAGGAGATTCGAAATGGGTAAAGTAAACTGTACTTACAATTATCGTGGCACCGGGCGGCAGGTTTTTTACGATTCTGAAACCTACGAGATCATACATATCAATGCGCCAGTGTTTTATAAGAATGATTTTCTCGGCATAGCCACTGATGAAACGAATGATGTCGCAACTTCTGAGGAAGGAACCGCGAATGCCGTGAGCATAGCCTCGGAGATTACGAATGGTTATGTGAGGATCAATACGGGCACGGCAGTGGATAAGCGCAATGTGATTTCCGGGCCGTTGATTCTGGAGGCTGAAAACGAGCTTATCTGGCAGTGTAAACTCCATACTACAACCTCGGATGCAAATCTGCTTCTTTTCGCCGGCCTGAGTGATGCGAAAAACGAGGCATCAGGCAAGATAGCGCTGAAAGACAGCTCGCTTGCCAGTGGTTCGATTGACGCCTGGGCGGATGATCTGGTTGGTTTCGGCGTCAGGGCGGAAACCTCTGATAATATCTATGCCGTGTCCTGCAAGGCTGCGGGAACACCGCAAACTACAGATACGGGCACGGATCTGGTGCTGACAACCGATTATATCCTCGAAGTGATTCTCGATTCAGATGGCAAGGCGAAGTATTATCTGGACGGGGCACTGGTGGCCACGCATACCGCGGCAATTACTGCCACCGATGCCCTTTGCTGGACTGTCCAGGCTTTGATTACGGCGGGCAGCACAGCAGCTCTTATTGATGTGGATTATGTTCTTGTCGGCCAAAACCGGAGTTAAAGAGAGGAGGGTTGCAATGAGAAAAATAATCCTTTCTCTCCTGGCGTTTGTGTTTCTGGGGGCTGGAAGTATTTTTGCTCAGGATACAAATCCGGTAAGGCAGACATTCCCAATCCGGCAGCAGGATACCGACTGGCCTATCAATTTTGGACAATCGGGCATGTTTGACGGCGTGAGCCTCTGGGAACGCACGGATGATCTGAATCTGCTGGCGTATACAACGAATGCGGCAGCCGGGCTGGACAGCGTTTATTTTCTCGCAGACAGCATTTCAAATTTGACCGGGGAGACGCTGTATCGAATTACTGTCGGGGGGCGTGGCTATGGCACTGTTACGAATCAGGCGGACAATGGTTACGATACCGACAGCACGCTCTCAATCACGGTGCGCAAGATCACTCAACGCTCTGATTCAAGTGCCACTTACACGGTCTGGCGCAAAAGGGCAAACCGTTGCGTAATCAATGGTCTCGGCTTCACATTCAACAGCAATGTAAAAAATGGTCAGAAGTATGAGATTGCTTTGACTTACGATAAGCCGCTGGAATTTAAACGCGATCCACTGTCAGACGCTCTTGAGGGAATAGATGAGACGCATGCGAAAGTCCACGCAGGGCGGATGTATTTTGTTTCTGCTGATACATCTTTGGCATCGCTGAACGATAGTTTAAAGATCACTATGGTTACGCCTGCGGGGGGCAGGTTTCATCTTGCCTATACGGTGGATGCTTCCGCTAAATGCTATTTTGTAATCAGAGAGGATGTAACGATTGCCAGCGGAGACACGGTTACGCAGTATAATGCAGACCGGGACAGTTCAGGCACTTCGAGTGCAGTAGTGCAGCGCAACTCGCTGGGGATGGCAACGACAGGAACAAAACTTGTCTCTCATATTGTCAATAGCTCTATGCGGGCCGGGGCGGTTGCCCGGGGCGAGAATGAGATTATCCTCGACGCCTCCAGCAAGTACGCTTTTGTCGTACATGCCACGGCTGCGGCTGATGTAACAATGGTGCTGCGTTATTACAAAGAGGATTAGCGGTGATGAAAGTTGTCCTTAAAACCGCCCCAGCGGTTGAGCCTATCAGCCTGACTGAGTTGAAAATGCACCTGCGGGTTGAGAGCTCGACATTTGCCGATGCGATGACAGCCTATCAGTCAATTGCGCCGGGCAGCCATGACGTGGCTGCAGACTACAGCCTGAAAGGCTCTGGCGTTGAAAGGCTCGGCAAGCGAACGCTTGTATTGCTCAATTCCGGCGCGAATGGCAGCAATGCTACGGTAGATGCCAAAATCCAGGAATCGGACACGGACTCGGACAGCCTTTATACCGACTGGTCCGGCGAAGCGTTCACCCAGGTAACCGAGGCAAACGATAACGCAGTGCAGGAGATCGAATATACGGGGACAAAGAAATATGTCCGGGTTGTGGCGACCGTGGCGACTGCTGCCTGCTCATTTGCAGTCACCGTGGAGGTTGAGGCGGCCACGCATGCCGAGGATGATCTGCTGGAGGATTTAATTATCGCAGCAAGAGAGTATGCTGAGAGTTATACCGGACGGGCACTCATTACCCAGACCTGGACGGGCTATCTGGATGCTTTTCCCTCAGAGGATGAAATCGAGCTGCGGTATCCGACCTTACAGAGTGTTACCTCGATTAAATACCGGGATACGGATTGGGAGGATGCTAATGACTGGAATACATTCAGCAGTGATTATTACATCGTCTCAATAACTGGTATGATCGGCAAGATAGTCCTGGCTTACGGCGCGCAGTGGCCGAGTTTCACCGAATATCCAGTTGACGCTGTGGCTATTGAATATGACTGCGGTTATGGAGACGCAGCATCGGATGTGCCGGAGTCTATCAGGCGGGCGATACTGCTATATGCCGCTACGCTCTACGAATACCGGGAGGCGATAATCTCCGGCGTGGCGGCAAACAGGATTCCGGCTCCCTACACTGTTGATAACCTGCTCTGGCCCTACCGGGTGGAGGTCTGACTATGAGAGCCGGACAGCTTAGAGACCGGGTGACGCTCCAGGCTCCCGTGCGGGCGCGAGATGACTATGGCTCAGTAACCACTACCTGGTCGTCCGTGGCAACTGATGTCCCGGCGAATGTGCGTGATACAGTGGGGCAGAACTTTTACTCCGCAGCGCAGGAAAAGTTGAAAGTGACCTCTGAGGTTCGTATTCGCTGGAGGCGGGATGTAAGCGCGACCTGGCGGGTGATTTTCGGCCTGCGCACCCTCGAAGTGGTTCAAGCTCAGAATCCCGACGGGCGGAAAAATGAGCTTGTACTCTATTGTAAGGAGATTAATTAATGGCCCGCGCGCCGAAAGTTGTTCACACCAAACTCAAGGGCTTGAAAGAGCTTGAGATAAATATTTCCCGCTTGATCAAGCAGGTGGGCGGCGAGGCGGTGGAGCGGGCCTTGTTAAAAGACGCTGCAATTTTGCGTAAGGATATTGTGAGGCGGTTATATGCTCGCTGGGGTTATCGTTCGGGCGGGGCGGGTAAATCATTTGTCGTGAAAAAGCGCACGAAGCGCAAAGCAAAGCCCGGTGTTCTGACAATAGCCGTTGCCTCCGATAAAAAGCTGCTGCCGAAGCGGGGCAAATACGATAAAAGCCCGGCGCCGTATCCCCGATATCTTGAATACGGCACGAGCAAACTGGCGGCCAAGCCTTTTTTCCGCCCGGCAATAAGAGCTTACCGGAAGCTGGCTCGCACCGAGGGCGCGCTTAAACGATTGATGGCGAGGGCAGGCAACAAATGACTCTCGATCAGGCGATATATAAAGAGCTTGCGGCGGATAGTACGGTTACCGGTCTGCTCGGGGACAGGATTTTCAGGCTCCGGGC